TTCCACTTCGAGTCCGAAGGGCGTCGGTTCCCTACGATGTGTGGCATCAGCAGGGGTTTTTAAATGCCACAGAAGGAAACGTCATCCATTATGACTTCATTGAAAAATTCATTGAAGACCTGGGTAAGAAGTATCACATCTTAGAGATAGCCTTTGACCGTTGGGGAGCGACCCAGATGGTGCAGGATTTGGAGGGCATGGGCTTTACCGTTGTGCCATTCGGACAGGGCTTTAAGGATATGTCCCCACCGACGAAGGAGTTTTACAAGCTCTTAATGGAAGGGAGAATCCAGCACGGCGGGAATCCTGTCATGAGATGGATGGCAGGAAACGTGGTCGTAGACAGAGACCCTGCGGAGAACATCAAGCCGACCAAGGCAAAGAGCCCGGAGAAGATTGATGGTATCGTTGCAGCCATTATGGCACTTGACCGCTGTATCCGAAATGCCGGACAACAGCAGGGCAGTGTGTATGACGAGAGAGATTTACTCTTTATATGATTGTGCAGAAAATTTGAAAGATTACGGGATTTATCTTGAAAACGTGGTCAAATTAGGGTATAATATGACCACCAAGAAAAGGAGGACTTCATGATGAATGCTGGAATTTCAATCAGACCATCGAAAGATCTTAGAAATAATTATGCTCAGATTTCGCAGTTGTCCAGAGAGCATCCCGTAGCAATCACCGTCAATGGAAAAGAAGATACTGTCGTGATGTGTCATGATGATTTTATCAACAGAGAAAATCTGGTATCTGAACTTGAGGCCAGACTTATGGTCTATGATCACCTCGCTCAGGCTGCCGATGATGTGAAGCTTGGCAGAGTCCAGGGACTGGATGAAGCTTTTGACGATATATTAATGGAGCTGGAGCAGGTGTAGGAATGGATTATAAAGTAGAGCTTACCGATACGGCAAAGCAGGATTTGCGAGAAATTGCCCTGTACATTGCAGAGGAATCCAAAGAGTTGGAAATTGCGAAACGCTTTGTAAATGAACTTCGTGAAGAAACGAGAAGGCTAGCGTTATTTCCGAATGCAGGGGCATTACCAAAAGACAGGATTTTAAAATCCCTGGGGTATCGTTATCTTGTGCATAAGGAGTATCTGATATTTTACCTTGTGGATGAAGCACAAAAGAAGGTCTTTGTAATGGCAATCTTTAATGGAAAAAAAGACTATATGAGAGCGATGAAAAAATTCATCTAAAGGATATTTAAATTATTTCAATTGCATTTGAAAGCATCTTAGAGAAATCTAGGGTGCTTTTTTTATACGCAAAAGGAGGAAGAAACATGTCCGTTTTATCAGGATTATTTAAAACAAGAGATGCACCAAAGAACCGAACCACGGGAAGCTCCTATGCTTTTTTTATGGGTGGCAGTACTTCCGGCAAGGCAGTCAATGAACGTTCTGCCATGCAAATGACGGCAGTCTATGCGTGTGTGAGGATTTTATCCGAGGCGATAGCAGGACTTCCGCTTCACCTTTACCGCTATAAGGACGGTGGAGGAAAGGAAAAGGCAATCGACCACAGTCTCTACCGGTTGTTACACGATGAGCCAAATCCGGAAATGACAAGCTTCATCTTCCGTGAAACGTTAATGACGCATCTGTTATTGTGGGGAAATGCCTACGCACAGATCATACGAAATGGAAAAGGCGAGGTGGTTGCACTGTATCCGCTGATGCCTGACCGAATGAGCGTGGAGCGTGACCAAAGCGGAAGGATCTATTACCAATATACAACAAGAAGCGAGGATGCACCTACGATGAAGGGGAGCACGGTAAACCTGTCCCCATCCGAGGTGCTGCATGTTCCGGGACTCGGCTTTGACGGACTGGTTGGATACAGTCCTATTGCAATGGCAAAAAATGCGATAGGTATGGCGATTGCCTGTGAGGAATACGGAGCGAAGTTTTTTGCAAACGGTGCGGCACCAAGTGGCGTGCTGGAGCATCCGGGAACCATTAAAGATCCGTCTAGGGTAAGGGATGCCTGGAACTCCCAGTTTGCAGGAAGCAGTAACGCCCACCGTGTGGCTGTCTTGGAAGAAGGAATGAAGTACACGCCGATTTCCATCTCACCGGAACAGGCACAGTTTTTGGAGACCAGGAAATTTCAGATTGATGAAATAGCCCGTATCTTTCGAGTTCCGCCCCACATGGTCGGAGATCTGGAAAAGTCGAGCTTTTCAAATATTGAGCAACAGTCCTTAGAATTTGTCAAGTACACGCTGGACCCCTGGGTGGTGCGCTGGGAACAGGCACTTGCAAGGGCCCTGCTTTTAGAAGAGGAAAAGGACGTGTACTTTTTCAAGTTCAACGTGGACGGACTGCTCAGAGGGGATTACGCAAGCCGTATGCAGGGCTATGCGACGGCAAGACAGAACGGATGGATGTCCGCAAACGATATCAGAGAACTGGAAAACTTAGACCTCATTTCGGATGAGGAAGGCGGTTCGCTTTATCTCGTTAACGGAAACATGGTCCCACTTGCTGATGCAGGTGCAGCCTACGCATCAACAGATAATTCCCAAGAGGAAGAAACAAAAGACCAGGAGGTCTTAGAAGAGGAGGATTCAGATGAAGAGGAAGAAGTTCTGGGAATGGAAAAATCTGGCAGACGAAGAACCAGAAACAGATAAAGAGACGGAAGAAAGAATTCTTGAGCTTTACGGAACCATTGCCGAGGAGTCCTGGTTTGATGATGATGTCACACCGGGAATGTTTAAGGAGGAGCTGCATGCCGGAAACGGTCCCGTTACGGTGTGGTTGAATTCACCGGGTGGTGACTGTATCGCAGCCAGCCAGATCTATTCCATGCTCATGGATTATAAAGGGGATGTCACGGTAAAGATTGACGGGATCGCGGCAAGTGCAGCGTCGGTCATCGCCATGGCGGGAACGAGTGTGCTTATGGCACCGACCGCCCTTATGATGATCCATAACCCAATGACCATGGCATGTGGAAACCAGGATGACATGCAAAAGGCCATCGAGATGCTTGATGAGGTAAAGGAAAGCATTATCAATGCATACGAGATCAAGACCGGCATGGCAAGGTCAAAGCTGTCACGCCTTATGGATGCAGAAACCTGGATGAACGCAAATAAAGCCATTGAACTTGGCTTTGCGGATGACTTCTTAAAGGATGCAAAGAAATATGTGCCAAGTGAGGATGCTTTTTCATTCTCCGGTAAAGAAGCACAGGTGAGGCTTTTTAATAAGCTGAGCACCCATTTTAAGCCGACTGCAGAGGAAACAAAGCCTACAGAGGAGACAACACCTGCAGATAATACGAATGCACCGGAGGAAACCCCGATTGCAGATACACCGGCAGAAGAAACTGCCAATGATACCCCTGCAAAGGATGCAGGTACACCAATTGACGAGCTGCAAAAAAGGCTCAATCTTTTAAAATAATGGAGGTAGACGTCTATGAAAATCAATGAATTACGCGCAAACCGCGCAAAGACCATGAAGGCTGCACAGGACTTTTTGGATTCCCACCGCAGCGAAAAGGGTATCCTCTCTGCTGAGGATACAAAGACCTACGAGGAAATGGAAAAGGAGATCGTGGATCTCGGCCATGAAATCGACCGTCAGGCAAGAATGGAGGAGATGGAGCGTGAGATGAGCGCACCGGTGAACACACCGCTTACTGCAAAGCCTGACAATAAGAATATCGATAAAAAGACAGGACGCGCATCCGATGAATACAAGAAGAACTTCTGGAACGTGATGCGTTCAAAGCGCCCGGATATGAGCGTTGTCAATGCCTTAGAAATCGGTACGGATTCAGAAGGCGGTTATCTTGTCCCTGACGAGTTTGAGCGTACCCTTGTGGATGCACTTCACGAGAACAACATCTTCCGTACCCTTGCCCATGTAATCCAGACTACTTCCGGCGACCGCAAGATCCCAGTTGTGGCATCCCACGGCTCTGCATCCTGGGTGGATGAGGAAGGTTCTTATAAGGAATCGGATGACTCCTTCACACAGGTAACCATCGGCGCATTTAAGCTTGGCACCATGATCAAGGTTTCCGAGGAACTTTTAAATGACAGTGCCTTTGACATTGAAAGCTATATCTCAGCTGAGTTTGCACGCCGTATCGGTAATGCAGAGGAAGAGGCATTCATCACCGGTGATGGAGAAGGAAAGCCGGTCGGCATCCTTGCGGATAAAAAGTCTGATAAGGACGTGGGTGCAGAAGTCGGTGTGACCGCTGCAAGTGCAACTGCCATTACTGCGGATGAGCTCATTGATCTGTATCATTCCCTTGCGGTTCCATACCGTGGCAAGGCCGTATGGCTTATGAACGATTCCACTATCCAGCACATCCGTAAGTTAAAGGATGAGAACGGACAGTATTTGTGGCAGCCGGGACTTGTTGCAGGTGCACCGGATACCATCCTTGGCCGTCCGGTTAAGGTTTCCCGTTATATGCCTGCCATTGAAGCCGGTAAGAAGACCGTTGCTTTCGGCGACTTTAACTACTACTGGATTGCAGACCGTCAGGGTCGTTCCTTCCGTCGTCTGGATGAGCTCTTTGCAACTACCGGACAGGTCGGCTTCCGTGGCAGTGAACGTGTGGATGGCAAGCTCGTGCTTACCGAAGCCATCAAGGTATTACAGCAGGCAACTGCACAGGGCTGATCCTCCTGACTGTCAAATAAAGATAAAGCTGGGACTGTGTAAAAAGCAGTCCCGGTAATCTTTACAAGGAGGTAGAAGAAATGCTGATAACGCTAAATGAAGCAAAAGAATACCTGCGGGTGGATTCCTCCTCGGAGGATACGCTGATTGAAAGCCTTTTAGAATCTGCCGAAAGCATCTGCTTTGATGTGGCAAGGCTTAGTGACGGGGAAACACCGGATAATGAGCCCATGATGCGGGCGGCCATTTTTTATGCCCTTGCCTATCTGTATGAGCACAGGGAAGAGGCAGACCACCACGGGCTTTTGATGAGCCTCCGTGCAATCTTATTTTCCATAAGGGAAAGCAGATTTTAAGGAGGCCGTTATGAAGATTTCAAAGATGAACGAGCGCATTACCATTCAGGAGAATGTAACCGTTGTGGATGAGTATAAAAATCATTTGAATGAATGGACGGATGTATATTCCTGTGCAGCCTATGCCGGCACTTATGTGGCGAGTGAATCCGGGGACGAGGTCATAAGTGAGGAGAGAAATATCACCTTCAGCATTCGGTACTGCCCGGAAACTAAGAATATCTCCTCGACCGGACACAGAGTCCTGTTCCATGACACGGTTTATGACATCCTCTCTGTGGACATGATGAATTATGACAGGCAGGAGGTAAAGCTTACCTGCAGGAAGGAGAAGCGATGAGCAACAAGGTATCGGTCAGTGAACTTGCCTCTGCCATTGAGGAAGAACTTAACAACTATAAGGATCTTGCCGCCGACTCCTTAAAAAAAGCGGTAAAAAATGCAGGCACCACGGCAAAGCAGGACATCAACAGCTCGGCACCCGTGCGTACCGGAAAATACGCAAAGTCCTGGAGGAGCAAGGTGACTAAGGAAGATTCGGCAAGCATCGAGGTGACGGTATATTCTCCGAGCAGATACATGCTGGCACATCTTCTGGAAAACGGGCATGCACTAAGAAACGGCGGCAGGGTCAGGGCAATCCCCCATATCGCACCGGCAGAGGAGCATGCAAGGGAAGAACTGACAAAAGAGATTGAAAGCGCCCTGAAAGGATGATGTTATGACCTATGATGATATCGTTATGATGGCGGAGGAAACCGGTCTTCCCATGGCATATGACCACTTTGCAGAGGGTGAAAGCCCGAATCCGCCTTTTCTTTTATTCCTGCTTCCGTCAACGGACAACTTTTCTGCAGACGGAGGGGTTTATGCCAAAATAAGCGTGCTCCATTTTGAACTGTACACCGATAAGAAGGAGCCGATGATTGAAGCAAAGGTAGAAGCCGTACTGGACAGGTACGGTATTTTTTATGAAAAGAGCGAAGTGTGGATCGCAGATGAGCGGCTGTACGAGGTGCTCTATACGATGGAGGTATTATATGAGTAGCAGCAATAAAATCAAATACAATTTAAAAAATGTGCACGCAGCAATCCAGACTCAGACGGATGACGGCTACGAATACGGAACACCCGTGGCGATTCCGGGTGCGGTCAGTCTTTCCATGGATGCACAGGGTGAGACAAGCCCGTTTTATGCGGATGGCATCGTCTATTACCGCACGGTGTCAAATAATGGATATTCCGGTGACCTTGAGATTGCACTCATTCCTGAGTGGTTCAGGGAGCAGGTCTTAAAAGAAATCAAGGACTCAAACGGCGTGTTCGTTGAGACCAACACGGATATTGAGCCTGTGTATTTTGCACTGCTTTTTGAGTTTGACGGAGATAAAAAGTCCATCCGTCACGTGCTTTACAACTGCTCCGTGTCCTCACGTCCGACCGTTGAGAGTAAGACCAAGGAAGATGCGATTGAACCGGGTACGGAGACCCTTTCCCTTTCTGCTGATGCACGAGAGGACGGACTGATCAAGGCTCGTACCGGTGATGATACAACGGATGCAACCTACAAGGCATGGTATAAGAGTGTGTATATTCCTGCAATCACGGCAGATGCACAGGGCTAAGGAGGTAAGAGATGTTAAAGAAGACAGTTGAAATTTGTGGGCATGAAGTCACTTTTAAGAGTTCTGCGGCCATTCCGAGAATGTACCGCATCAAATTTAAGAGGGATATTTTTAAGGACTTAACCCGACTGGAAAAAGCCTATAAGGATAAGGGAAACGAAGGAAGCGACTTTGAAATCGATGACCTTGAGATTTTCGAGAATGTGGCCTATATCATGGCACTTCACGCAGACCCAAGCATCCCAAGTACGATTGATGAATGGCTCGATGAGTTTGAGATGTTTTCCATCTATCAGGTGCTTCCGGAGATTCTGGAGCTGTGGGGCAGCAACCTCTTTACGGATGCACA